AACTCAAGTTGGCATCACGCAAGTTGGCAGCACGCAAGTTGGCATAACTCAAGTTGGCATCACGCAAGTTGGCATAACTCAAGTCGGTTTTTGCTTTTATTGCAAATTCAACTGTTATCCTTATCGAGTTGTTTTCTTGTTCATGAGAAAACAATACTTCGTTAGTTATTTTGTGCTTTATTTCTATTTTCATTGTTATCTCGTTAAAAAGACCTTGACCAAAGCCATGGTTTGAGCTTTCAATGCTGACGACTGGTTGGAATCGAACCAACGCAATACACCGTCACAACGGGGCTTTAGGTAGCTACAACTAAGAACCCACCGACAGCAGCTCTCCCAACTGAAGCTACAATCGCCAGCATTCAAACCTCAAAGAGCAATCAGCTACCTGAATCTGTTATTAAAAACAAAACAGGCTTTATCAAATTGAGCATCGTAAGTACGCGATTCATGGCAAATATCAATAAACGCTCTTAGTTCTGCTTGACTCATGGTTTCAAATTTTGTTTGTCTTTTTGTTTTCGCTTTCATTTTTATTGTCCAAAAAGACCGGCTAAACGTCAGCCGGTTTGAGTTAGGAGTTTCACATCACAAAGCAGCTTGCTTTGTTGGGTGTAATATTAGCATTATGCGAATAATTTGCAATAGGCAAAAGCAAATAAATTTTACAAAAAAACTCAATCACAGATTAAACCGATGATTTCCTTAAGTATTTTTTTTTGCTCATCCGTTAGGGTTGGTTCTTTTTTTTGTGATGCTGTAGGCGTTTTATCACCTTTTCCGGTAGCCAACCACTCTACACCCACTTCTAAAAGCAAACAAATTTCAATTAGCTTTTCAGTGCTGGGCATTTTTAAGCCATTCAGCCACTCACTAAGAGTGGGTGCTGATACACCAAGGCTTTTGGCCCATACAGCCTGCATACGTTCGCCAGGCCATTTATCAAGCAGTGATACCCGTAGTCTAAAAGAAAACTCTCTCTTTATGTCCACGCTTGAAGTATAGGCGTTAATAACTTTGCAATCAGCAAATATTTTGTTGCTACAATGTTTGTAATCGACTAATATAGTGCCCATGAAAAAGCTCCTAGAATACAGATTGGCTCATAAACTTAACCAAAGGCAAATGGCTGCATTTATTGGCTTTTCTCCCGTCACTTATCACGAGTGGGAAAAAGGCAAAAAAAGGATGAGCCGAACTGCTGCTTTGGTTGTTGCTGAAAAAACGGGTTTATCCCGCGATTATTTAATTTTTGGCGATTAGTCATGCTGCCAACATGCATCAATCAGTTTAAAGCCGCTTGCAGACCGGCTAAGTCTGCGCTCTCGTTAGTTAGGACAGGGGAAACCCAACTAGCCCACGTTTGCATTGCGGAATCGCGGTGGCGTGGGCGTTTTTTTTGGGTGGCGGCATGAACGCTATTTGCGAGCTGAAAGCCAAGGTTACGGAACAGACTCATGATGATTTCCTTGTTGCGGCTCGTCATCTTGGATTCTCCACGCGATCAGAGTTTTTGAGATACATCGTAGAGCGTGAGCTTTACGGTATTTCGGCACAGTTACAGATTACGAGAATACCTGGTGCTTATACAGGGCAGGATTCTCAAAAAGTTTGACCCTGTTTTGTGTGCGTTAGCGTACAGACAGGCATGAAGTAATGGAAACACGCAATAAGCGGACATAGCCAGAGACAGACCCTGAAAGGCCGGAGTAATTACCGGGTGAATTGGCAAGACGGCAGGAACTTAGCGCGAAACAAAGCTAGGCCGTTTTGAAACCATAGAAGCGGGGAAGGTTGATTGTACTGGTTACAAAGTAGGCAGGCGTGGGGTAGTTAATGGTTATCTCTTAACTCCCGAACGATGATTGATAAAAGCAAATTAGCCATTAGGCGAGCTGTAAAACTGAAGGTTGTTAGTAGCATCAACGGTCACAGCGGATTATCACATAAAAAGCCAGGAGGCCCAAGTAACCAACAAAACCGCTTCGGGTGCAATTTGCGCCTTGGGTAAGTTATACCCTGAAAACTGAGGTTTACATGAGAATTGATATGAATGTCCCTTTCCAAGACAAGGACGAAGCAAAGGCTCTTGGTGCTAGATGGGATGGCTTCAAAAGGTGCTGGTTTATAGTCGATCAGGAAGATTTGAACCCATTCATTAAATGGTTTCCTGAGTATTTAACCCGCCCATACAACAACAATCCTGGACAGGGAAAAAAGAAGAAAAAGAAAAAAAGCAATACAAGTCAATACGGTTTGAAAGACATACACAAACAAAGTGTTAAGCATTTCAAAACAATTTAAATAAAAAAGCCGGTCATTCCCGCGAAGAAAGTAACCGGCTTAGTGTTCAACGAACGAGGTGATTATATGACGGAACTAAGTTTAAGGCCATATCAGATAACGCAAAACAATGCGATACGCCAATCCTTTGGGAAGGGTAATCGCAGAATCATAAGCTGTATTGCTACCGGATCAGGCAAAAGTGCAATGCTTGCCGATTTAACAAAAAATATGCTTGATAAATCGCCTATCGCAAGGGTTTTGATAGTGTTGCCGCGTAGATCGTTGGTTATGCAGTTGTCAGAATCATTTAGCGGATGGGGCATTAATCACGGAATTATTATGGCAGGGATAAAGCCGGTTAATTTGCCAAGAGTGCAGATAGCAAGCATTGACACATATTTGAGCAGGCTTAGCAGTAGTTACATCGAATTGTTTAACGCCGATATGTTAATTATTGATGAAATGCATCTTCAATTTACAGCAAAAAAACTGGAATTGTTTAGCAATTACCCGTTAGTAATCGGATTTTCTGCAACACCTATTGCACCAAAAAAGCAAAGCTTAGGCATTTTTTATCATGACATCGTGGAAACCATCACGATGCAACAATTGATGGATCAAGGATTTTTAACGCCGTTGAAGTGCTACGCAAAACCTGGAATTGATCTATCAGGCTTGAAAACTGATGCAGATGGCGACTATAGGGAATCACAACTAGGCGACGTAATGGATAAGCCGCAATTAGTGGGCGACATATACGCCAACTGGAAGCGTTTAGCAGCCGGAAAACCAACAGTGATATTCGCATCAAGCCAAGCACATGCGCGGCATTTATGCGAAGAATTCAACGGCCATGGGTGGAGGTTCCACTATGTCGATTGCAACTATTCAGATGACGAAAGACAGGGGATTTTCGATGAAGTTAGAACAGGAAAAGCGATTGGGATTGTTAATGTTGGGATTGTCAGCGTCGGTATTGATATTCCTAATCTCGAATGTGTGGTTCTTGCACGACCCACAAAACTTATTAGCGTGTATTTGCAATGTGTTGGGCGCGTTACTCGTCTTGCTACTGGTAAACAAAGCGGAATCGTTATTGACCACGCTGGAATCATCGAAAAAATAGGCTTACCCACAGATGCTTTTGAATGGTCACTTGACGGAAAAGAATCCGTCGAAGAGCGGGCCAGGAAAAAGAAAGAAGATCGCAAGGGACCAAAAGAGCTAGTTTGCAAAAAATGCGAAACCGTTTTTAAAAGCCGTCGATCATGCCCTGCTTGCGGATTTGAGATTATCCCAAAAGGCGACGCAATCCCCGTACACCAAGCCGAGCTGCAAGAGGTCAAAAAAGTACCAAGCATAGAAAAAGAAGATTGGTATCAACAGATGCTAGGTTGGTGCAGACGTACCGGCAAGCGTGACGGCGTGGCTTTTTATGCCTATCAGGCGAAATTCGGCGTACAGCCAGCCTGGAAGAAGGTAGCAAAAGAGCCTACGTCCGACGTTGTCAACTACATGAAGCACAGACAGATTGCTTATGCAAAAGGACGTGCAGCATGATCGCATTAGTAGACATCCATCAGCAATGCTCAGGCCGTTGGAGTGGCGTTTTGACCGCTATAGGACTGCCAAGACAAGCGTTTACAGGAAAGCACGGTGATTGCCTTGTCTGCGGTGACGATCGCAAGAATGCCCGCTGGAACCCAAAGAAAGAATACTGGGTGTGTTCAAAGTGCGGCGTTACTCAGGCCATGGAATTAGCCCTTAAATTTACCGGCGAATCATTCAGACAAACAGCAGCCCGTATTCGTGGCGAGAGAATAGAAACCATGGAACCCATTAAACGAGAATATGACTATGAAAAAAATAAAACCAGATTACAAGCAATTCACAAAACATTATCAAGACTTACTGAACAATCGTTGGCCTTTGCCTACTTTACAGAGCGCGGCATTTCGGTTCTGCCAGAAAAGAATTGTCACGAAAGCACAGGCGTTCCTTATTACCAGGACGGAGCAAAACAAGGGGCATTCCCCGCGTTATGTTCATCTTTCAGAAACATCAGCGGCGAGATTTGCAGTTATCACGTTACCTATTTATCAGACGATTGCAAAACAAAAAGAGCCATTGAATCGCCAAAAAAAATACTTCCATCACTATTCCCGCTTGCCGGTTGTTCTATCCAACTGTTTGAGCCAAAAGCCGGAGTTTTAGGGATAGCGGAAGGCATAGAAACAGCGCTTGCTGTGCATCAACTTGAAGGCTTGCCGATGTGGGCGGCTGGCAATGCGGTTTTGATGGAAGCCTTGCAGGTTCCTGAGTCAGTAAATGAGGTTTGGATTTACGCTGATAACGATGCGAGTTTCACCGGCCAAAAAGCGGCTTACACCCTAGCCAATAGATTAAAGCGCGAAGGGAAAAAGGTTTTTGTTGAGATTCCGAAGGAGGTCGGAACCGATTTTTTGGACGAATTAAACCGCGAACGCTCCGAGACAGAAGCCCGGAGACAGCCGACGTGATGAATATATTGAAATCAGCGTTTGGGCCATTGCCGTTTATGCATATCGAAATCGATGGAGAAGTGATTGTTAGCGTTGACAGAAGGGAAGCCGGTAAACCGTACTGGGACGGATGTTTGAGGCTAACACGATGATGCCTAAATTTGAAAATGTAATCCCAAAATGCGCAGATAAGGAGTCAGTGTATCTGTGGTTGGTTGCAGCGGATAGCACTTACCTTTATCCGCCAGCAGCCGGATTCTGCACAGATTGTCATCCTGCATATCAGGCAAGAATGATTAAAGATGGGCGTTGTGAAAATCCAGATGTACGTTTCATGGTTCAGAGGCAATCAATTTACGGCGTAATCCGTGACTTTACAGTGCCAAAGGGGAAAAGGGAAAAAGGAGTGGTTATAGATGATTGATTTATCAGCATACGGCATTGAATGCACTGGAAGTGAAAAAATAACATCATTAATAAAATGTGTTGTTCCTTTATCCGGTGGCAAAGATTCGCAAGCGTCTTTGATGTTGGCATTACAAAAATTCAGTGCTGAAAATATCATTGCGCTGTTTTGCGATACAGGATTTGAGCATCCAGAAACATACGCGCACGTTATAAAAACAGCAAATGAAAACAATGTTGTTTTAGTGACTTTATCAGCAGGCACTGTGCAAAGCGTTTGCACAAAGTACAAAAGATTTCCAGGTGGCGGCGCTAGGCATTGCACAGATGAACTAAAAATCAGACCGTCTAAGTATTTTTACAAAGAGCTTTCAAAAATCAACGGAGGCTTTGAGATTTGGTACGGCGTGAGAGTGCAAGAAAGCGCAGAGAGGGCGGCAAGATACAAATTTAAAGTAAGTGATGAATTGTATGCGCCTCATGACTATATGCCGAACAAGTACCCTAAATATTTAGCTAAATCGAGTGTGAGTATTCGAATGCCGGTACTGGATTGGTCAAAATCCGAAGTATTGGAATTTTTGGAAGGTAAGCAAAATCCATTGTATGCGGCTGGATTTGATCGTGTCGGTTGTTTTCCCTGTTTGGCGGCAGGGGAATCACATCAGATGAAAGCATTTTATTTTGATGAAACTGGGCGCAGGCATTATGAAATTGCTGAGCAAATAGCAGTAATCGCAGGTAGAGACGTACTTCAATCAAAAAAATATAGAGGACAAGGTCCAGGGTGTGCTTTGTGTTCAATATGAAGCAACTATACAAAATAGATAGCCCAAAATCTAAAGACTACATGCTTTTGCAGCTTCAAGCGCTGAGCCTTGAGCCTGTTATGTGTGTTGAGGTTAAACCGTTTCAAAAGATACGCACAGGCGACCAAAACCGGCTGATGTGGGCGTCTTTGATGGGTGACTTTGCAGAGCAAGCATTCGTAGAAGGTCGGCTATGGTCGCAAGCGGTGTGGCATGAAATGCTGAAAACCCACTTTTTGCCAGAGCAAGCAACGCCAGGCATCACGACAGCAGACTATAAAAAATGGCTGGAAATGCCTGATGGCAGTTTAAAAATGGTCGGCAGCACGACAAAACTCACAACAAAAGGCATGAGTGATTATTTGGAACAGTGTTACGCCTACGGGTGTGATTTGGGCGTTATGTTTACAGCCAACCCAAGGGGGATGATGTGAGCAAAATAACCAAATCAGCGCATGGAGAGCAATGCCAAATCAGAATACCAGGCGTATGTAATCACAATTCTGAAACGACTGTTTTTTGTCACTACCGGCTTAATACAGGCATAGGCATTAAACCAACCGATTTACAAGGTGCTTACGGTTGCTCAGATTGTCATAGCGAAGTAGACAGGCGCACTACTAAGCATGATATTGATTTTGTGAGGCTGTGCTTTGCTGAGGGGGTTTTTAGGACTCAGGCGATATTGATGCAAAAAGGATTGGTGAAAATATGAAATATAGAAATACCAAGACCGAAATTGATGGAATAAAGTTTGACTCTAAAAAAGAGGCTGAACGATACAGATTATTAAAACATTGGCAAGATTCAAAAGTAATCTGTGATTTACAAACACAAGTTAAATATCAATTAATACCGAATCAATATATTGACGGAGAATTAGTAGAAAGAGCAGTAAAATATATTGCTGATTTCGTATATAGACATTATGGAATTATTGTCGTTGAAGATGTAAAAGGAATGAAAACTAGGGATTACATAATTAAAAGGAAATTAATGCTAGATAAGTACAATATTAGGATTAAGGAAATATAAATGACAATATATCGCTGTACTTACAATGGATGCAATAAAGAAACAGATCAGAAAGGCCAGCGATGCAGGCATGGCCGGTCAATGGTTGAAATGCGGAAGGTTGTAGCCGTACCGGGATCAATGACTTATTCATTGACTGGTAAGTGCTCCTATAAATCGAGTCATGTGAGTGAATAAATGAAACCATCCGATATTCAAGTAGGGAAAACTTACGTTAATAAGGGCGCTGGGAAAACAACTAGAACAGTTTCGGCCATTGGGGATGCTTTTAAGCCGGATATTTACTGGAACGCGACAGGTAAAAACCCGCGTGAAAATGACACAGGGGTTCTGTATCAACAGGGCGACAAAAAAAGAAAGCTGTATTTATCAAGCTTTGCCGCATGGTGCGGTAGAGAAGTAGAACAAGGGGAATAAATGAGCAATGTTTTCAATGCAGTATGCACATGCACAAGAGATGCGGAAGTTCGCTATCTGCAATCAGGCGGAGCCGTTTTGAATGTCAACGTGGCTAATAATCAAGGTTTCGGTGACAAGCAGAAAACCATGTTTATTCGAGTCGCATTATTCGGTAAACGAGCAGAAGGGCAGTTAAAAGATTATCTGGTAAAAGGTCAGCAGGTTTTTGTATCGGGTGAATTGTCGGTTAATGAGTATCAAGCACAAGACGGCACAACAAAAACAAACCTGGAACTCAATGCAAATATTATTGATTTAGTGGGTAAAAAATCCGGTACTGAGCAAAAACAAGAAAATCATGCTCAGTATAGTGAGCAAAACAGCAGGAAGTATCAAACACAAAATGTTGAAGAATTCGATGACATCCCATTTTAGGAGGCACTATGAAGCATGAAGTCTATTTTTGGTGCATCGAGGCTTATGTCGAATTGTTCATTATTTTAAGTCTGTGCTTTTTAGCGTCATTGCCATGCTGATTTTGCGCATAATGTTTGCCATGTTTGCTGCAACCTGGATTATATCAATCGGGGTAATCCGGGGATGCTGGGCGGTATTTAACGAGGTTTGCAAAATGGTTGACGAGTTGATTAACCGGATATTTGAGGGGCTGGTGTGATGATGAAATGTTATGCCACTGAAATACATATTTATGAAGATGATTTAAGTCTTATGGCGATTGTGTCTGGATATGATGAATGCAGCGCCAAAATTGAAATTAAAAGCGAGTTGCACACAAAAGAAAGCTGGCAAGAGTTGTCGGCGGCTATTGGTGAGGCAATAGATAGATTGGAGCTTCAATAGTGTCTAACATCGGCGAAATATACGAGCAGGATATAGAGTGGCTACTGTCTAAAATGCCGAATGCCACAGAATCAGAACAAGACGATTTTGCTGAGCGTGTGGCGGTTATGGTCATTGATGGCAAACTGGATCAAGACCGAGCCAGGATGCTGGCATTTAAGCGCCTAGAACTGAAAAGTGGGGTAATGGGTAAATGTTTTTCCCTCCAATAAACTTGTGGACAGCACCAAAAAAACTAGGGTATTACATGACAAATCATATTTGGGTTTGGGGTGATGATGTGGAAGCAGAGGCTAAAAAAAGCGATGAAAGCATTCAGGCAATTAGTAAAAGTTGCTATGGACAATACAGCAGCGCAAAAAATGCACTGTGTGGTTATTGTCCGTTAATTGTTGGGTGTATGAGTGAGGACAAAATGATGTCAGAGAGAATGAAAGCAATGAGCGAGGCAAAGCCAAAAATTGAAGATACACTGAAAGAGCGTGGCAATAGGTATGGCGAATTTAAAAGCCATGCGTTAATAACTCAGAATATAAAATCTGCAATGTACGTTGGCGGCTGGCATGATTTAAATTCATCGCAGAAAGAAGCGCTGGAAATGATTGCTCACAAAATCGGTAGAATCATCAATGGCGATTCTAATTACTCTGATAGCTGGCATGACATCGCTGGATATGCAAAGCTGGTCGAGGATCAGTTAAATGGTAAGTGATCAACTGATAAAGCAAGTCAAGTTTGAAGAGGGTTTCATAGCCAAGCTATATTTATGCACAGGCGGAAAAAAGACGATAGGCTTTGGACACAACTTAGAAGCCTGTCCACGGTTCAAAGGCGAAGTGATACCGGACAATATCAGTAAAGCATATGCTGAAGAGCTGCTGAGGTTTGATCTAACCCATGCACAAGATGCTTTATACCGCGAGTGGCACGGACTAGGCTTAATGACTGGCTCTAGACATGATGCGTGTGTACAGATGGCTTTTCAGTTGGGTATAGCGGGATTTATGGGGTTCAAGAAAATGAGGCAGGCTTTAGTCATGTGTGACTGGCAAGAGGCGAGAAAACAAGCACTTTTAAGCAAGTGGGCGATGCATGATTCCCCAGCCAGAGCTAAGAGGGTGTCATTGCAATTTGTGACGGGTGAATATTATCAGGTTCCGTCTTGACAAAACCTAGGCTAACCAAGGTTAAGGGAGTGTGGCTTTGCCGGTGTGGGCGATATACCGGCAAAGGGTTTTCACATAAAACAGCGTTTATTGATTGGCGGCGTTACTTCGGTGCTGGTAATGCGCCAGGATAGTTCCTAGCAATTACAAAATTCATTTGTTCGATCAAATCAGGGCGTTTAAATTCTATGTGCATGTTTTGGTTTTTGAACATCTTGACAGATACATAATCGTCTTGATATGTTTTTTCACCTGTTTTTTGTGAATAAGCATCTATCCTCATAGGTAATGTTTTAGAGTGTTCTGGCTGTGGCTTTTTGTCGATGGTTAGCATTATCCTTTCTAAATCAACTAATTCATCACTAGCTCGGCCATAGTTGACAGCCATACCTTTATTCCAGTTGGGGCGACAACAGAAAGTTTTAACAATGCGTTTGCCAAACTTTTGCGGCTGATTAGTCTTGTAATCCCAAGATAGGTTTTTAAACAAGTTTATGATGCCTTGCTCAAAAATATCATCGCGTGAGTTAAGTAGTTCGGCAAAAGTGGCGGCAACTGATTCGACGGTTAAAGCGGGTGGATTCTCAAGATCTTTTCTGAATTTGGCTTTTGTAGCATGATCCATCACGTTGAACATGTTTGTTTTCTCCATCAGATAACCCCACATGGATTTATCGATGTTTTTTTCGATTTCAGGCATAGGGTTATGACGCAATTCAAGACCATCACGACTCGCATAACTAAAGCCAAACAAATCGTAAAATTCTTTCATTTCTTTTTGTATCGCCAACAATTCATCCGTTGCGACTTTAGCTCGGTCTATAAACTGTTTGCGCAGGGTGACAAGTCTTTCAACATCGGTTGAAGTGATGAGTTCGTTATTTTCTGCTATTGTTGTCATATCATTAACTCCAGTTTAGTTAGTGGTCATGGCCCCGGATAATTCGCAGTTATCGCGGGGCTTTTTCGTTTAAAGTGTTGATAATCCATTCTGTAAGCTTCAAGCCTTCAGATTGGGCCGCACGAACCCAAGATGCTTTGTCTTGAGGCTTACAGCGAGCATGTATATATGATTCTGCGCAGTCGTCCTTGGCCGCGTTACGTTTTCCGGTCATGCCGTGTTTTTTTTCCATAAATCACCATGTTGTAATATAATAAAAATTGTCAAGCCATGCTGAAAAGCACTGTAACCGCCTTCCTTGGCGGTGTGGCTTGGCTTTTATGCTTCCAGCTTTTCGCGTTCTTTTCTTGATACTGTTACGCTGCCGTGAGTGTCGCGGATTTTTTCAATATCCCATGTTCCTCTATTTGTAGATTTCCATTCAGCAGGGCGAAAGTACCACATTGATTTTTTAGATGCCCACCAAAAACCAGCGGCTTTTATTGCGTCCTTGTGTGGCTTAGTATTGCCAGATAACCAAACCCAGTTACCGCAAACTTCAATAATCACGCCTTCCATGGCTAACGCAGAATTAATTGCATCATTTAGCTTGTCACCAAAAAAGAACTCCTCACCTGTTCCTTGTGTTTTGTCTGTATCATCAGGTAAGCCTTTTAATGCATCATAAGCCACATTAACGGCTTTCATCATTTCCAGGCCAGCAGGGTTTCTATCGGGGTGATATTTTGCGCAGGCTGCGCGGTAGGCTTTTTTTAATGCTTCAGCAGTTAAAACTGTAAGCCCTAAAACATTCATTGCATCATTTTTTTTCATGGTCAATTCTCCAATTAGGTTCAAGGTTCCGCCTTGCCGGTATGGTTAAATAATACTTTGTTATTTCTATTTGTCAACACAAATTGATAAATTATTTATAATCCACTCAGACAGCTTTAAGCCCTCTGCCTGAGCAGCTTGTATAAAGCCATCTTTCTGGCCTTTCGTGCATCGGAACTGCACTGTGCTATGCGCAGGTTGTTCACCACGCATAGCGTTTTTATTGTTGCGTGGTGCGCCTGGTTTATTCATCTTCATTGAAGAATTTATGTTCGTTTTCATCCATAAAAATAGTTGCCTCCCTTTTTGTTTTGAAAATTGCTAACAGTCTGTCAGGCCCAAAAACTTGCCAAATAATTTTCCCGCATAATTCTAATTTTTGAATACTCATGATTGCTCTCCGGTTAGTTGCACTCAACGACTTCGCCGCCAATTTTATTAGCGCAGTCTAGCGCCAATTCATAATCATCCCATTGTTGATTATGAAGGCGGCCAAAGACTTCAACTCCCCATTTGCAGGCAGCGTTTGCAGCAATATTAGCCGCCACTTTATCAGCACCTAATTGAGCTATGATAGTGTCTGACATCCTGTCAGATGACGAGGCTCTAGCTCTAGCTAAAGGGCTGTTTGGAGCTCCGACGCCATTGCCAACTGCGTCGTTAAAACTTTCTCTGATGTCTGCCATTTCGTTCTCCTTAGTTATTTTTGAATACGGCTATAGTATTTCACAGTTATAGTTGTTTGTCTATACAATCAATTAAAGAAGTGTGATGGGATTAGCAAAACAGACAGGGCTTGACTTGTTGCATTAGTATGTGATAATAGAATCATGGAGAAAACACTTACATATCAAAGAGAAAGGTTTTGCCAGGCTATTGTTAGCGGGAAAAATCAATCAGATGCTTACAGGGAGGCTTATCCAAAATCGCTGAGCTGGAAGCCAGAAACAGTGTGGAATAACGCATCAAAGCTGATAGCAATTACCGAGGTAATAACTAGGATCGAATCGCTACGATCAGAATTGGCAAAACAGCAGCTATGGACGCGCGAAGATAGCGTTAAAACGCTAAAAGAAGTCATAAGCGATATAGAAGCCAGACCAAGCGATAAAACTGGAGCAGTAAAAGAGCTTAATGCGATGCACGGTTACAACGCGCCGATAGTCATAAAACACGAAGTCGAGTGGAATCAACAAGACGAAGAGCGGCTAAAGTTTTTACTGTCTAAAGCGGGATTATGATCGCTGAAAAAAGAGAACTGCTTGAAATGCTAGAGCGTAAAGCGCTTTACGACTCGCAGAATAAAATCAACAGCTACAAACCCTATCCGAAACAAATCGAATTCCATGCTGCCAGTGCGGCAAAATCAGAGCGTCTGCTAAGAGCTGGGAACCAAAACGGCAAGACCTTTGCCGGTGCGGCTGATATGGCTTACCACCTCACGGGCTTATATCCTGAGTGGTGGACGGGTAGGCGATGGAATAGGCCGGTAATGGCCTGGGCCGGGTCAGATACGGGCGAGACAACGCGCGATAATCCCCAACGGGCGCTATTTGGGATCGTTGGAGAGATTGGCACAGGCGCTATTCCAGCAAGACTCATTGAACATGCTCAACCAGCCAGGGGCGTATCTGGCTTGCTTGACTACGCAAAAATACAGCATGTAAGCGGCGGCGTTAGTACGATAAGACTCAAATATTACGAGCAAGGGCGGCAAAAGTGGCAAGGGCCACCTGTTGATGTGCTTTGGCTTGACGAAGAGCCGCCAGCGGACATATACAGCGAGGCTAAAGCTCGGACAATTGCAACGCGGGGTATTATCAGCGTTACGTTTACTCCACTGCTGGGTATGACTGATGTGGTTCGCGAGTTTTTGATGACTCCAAACGCTGAGCAGATCGACATTAATATGACTATCGACGATGCGTTGCATATCCCCGCTGAAGAGCGGGCGCGAATTATTGCCAGCTTCCCTGCTCACGAACGGGAGGCAAGAACAAAAGGCGTTCCAATCCTGGGTAGTGGTCGTATATTTCCAGTGTCGGAAGAATCCATTACAGTTGAGCCGTTTACGCTGCCTAAGCACTTTGTACAAATTGCCGGTATTGATTTCGGATGGGATCATCCCAGTGCAGCGGCTCGGATAGCGTGGGATAGAGACAGTGACATCATCTATGTAACGCACACTCACAGAGCTAGAGAGCAAACGCCAGTATTGTTTGCCGGTGCAGTGCGTCACTGGGGGGGCTGGTTGCCTTGGGCGTGGCCGCACGACGGACTACAGCACGACAAAGGCAGCGGCGATCAGCTTATGCAGCAATACAGGGCACAAGGGCTGAACATGTGCAACGAGCGAGCTACGTTTGATGATGGATCAAACGGCGTAGAGGCCGGGGTTATGGATATGCTAGACAGGATGCAAACAGGCAGACTCAAGGTTTTTTCGACGCTTACAGACTGGTTCGACGAGTTCAGGCTGTATCATCGCAAGGACGGTAAGATTGTAAAAGAAGCAGATGATTTATTGTCAGCGACTCGTTATGCCATCATGATGAAGCGCTATGCGACAAGGGATAGCGGATCATGGTCGTCAAATCTGAATTATCCCGATTTAGGCTATCGTTAAAATGCTTGACTTTCTAATTTTATGTTACGATATAACATAACAAATCGTCGGGAGACGAAGCGACAATTTACTGTCGGGAGACAGAATGGCAATGACCGAAGATCAGCTTAAAGCTCTAACGGATATGGAAATCCAGCAGGCGCTTGGCTACAGCAGCTCAGAACTCACTAAACAGCGCCAAAAAGCGCTTGAGTATTATTATGCAAAGCCGGTTGGTGATCTAGCACCGTCGTCTATCGATGGTCGCTCTTCTGTTGTTGCTACGGATGTTCTGGACACCGTTGAATGGATGCTGCCATCGTTGCTTAAGATGTTTGCAAGCGGTGATAAGGTGGTCGAGTTTGTAGCAAAGTCCGAAGCATACGAGGAACAAGCCGAACACGTGACAGAGTACATTGGAAATCATGTTTTCCATGTGCAAAATACAGGCTTCCAGGTATTACAGACTTGGTTTAAAGATGCGCTACTCTCGAAAAACGGCATTGTCAAAGTCTGGTGGGATATTAGACAGGACGAAGCCAGGGAAGAATACAACGGCCTAAGCGATATTGAGTTGTCTATCCTGCTTGATGATCAACACGTTGAACCGATTGAGCATAGCGCTATTTTGGACGAGTCAACAGGCGCACAGCTTCACAACATCGCCGTTAAACGTGTTGTTGATAAAGGGTTTTGTCGGATTGAAAACGTTCCTCCTGAAGAGTTCATTATCTCGAAACGGGCCAAAACGTGCGACGACTCACCTTTTGTCGGCCATCGTTTCCAGCGATCAATCGGTCAGCTCAAAGAATCAGGCTATAAAAACATCGATGCATTAAGCAGTGATGATGCTGTGATTGATTCATCCGAAACAACAACACGCAACATATACGACAACACGCAAGTCAACAACGATGGCGACAACGGCGATCCGTCAAGCCGAATTGTTTGGGTGACTGAGTGCTATCTAAAGGTTGATTATGATGGTGACGGCATACCAGAATATCGGAAAGTCGTTAGAGCTGGTAATCAAATACTTGAAAATGTCGAGGTAGACGGTCAGCCTTTTGTCTCGTTATGTCCAGTGCCAATCCCACATCAGTTTTTTGGTCTTTCTATTGCTGATTTAGCGATGGAATCACAACGCACTAAAACATCACTCATGCGAGCCATGATTGATAACCTGTATCTGTCTGTCAACGGCAGAACATGGGCACTGGAAGGTCAGGTCAATTTAGACGACTTGCTAACAAGTCGCCCTGGTGGTGTTGTGCGTGTCAAGCAAGCCGGAGCAGTAGGATCCATCCAGGCAGGTGCAGGGGATTTGCAGGGCGCTATGGCTATGATGGATTATGTGGATCAAGCGAGAGAAAACCGCACAGGATTTACAAGATACAGTCAAGGTGGTGATGCAGACGCTCTGAATCAGACCGCGACCGGAATGAATATCATCACGAACCGTGCGGATTCTAGAATCGAATTGATAGCTAGAAATTTTGCTGAAACCGGCGTAAGACAGTTGTTTCTAAAAATGCTGGAATTGGTCAGCAAGTACCAAGACAAAGCAGAGCGTATTAAAGCGACAAAGGGTTGGATTGATATTGACCCTAGAGAATGGAAAAATCAATTTAATCTGACTGTGAATGTTGGTCTTGGAACTGGCAACAAAGAGCAAATCACACAAAAGCTCAATACGCTATGGCAAGCGATGCAATCAGCAGCACAGGCCGGAGTAGTGCAGCCAGTCAACATCTACAAGGCCGGTCTAAAACTAGCCGAAACACTTGGATTTCCAGAACCAGAACTGTTTTTTACCGATCCGTCTCAATTGCCGCCAAAACAGCAACAAGAAGATCCACAAACATTTACAGCCAAGGCCATGGTTGCTATTGAACAGCAAAAAATGCAACTGGAAGAGCGAAAAACGGTTGCAAAAATTGCACAAGATGACCGCAAGATTGAGGCCGACATCGAACTAAAGCGCACAGAATTGGCTTTGAAATACGATGCCAAAAAAGAGCAAATGCTAAACGAATTAATAGGGGGTCAAGTTGTCGCAGGACAATCTAACACAGGAAGCGCAGGCGGCTATATCCCGCCAGCAGCAGGCGGAATGGATTTTAGACCACCCGTTGTTTAAAGAGGCTTTGCAAGAGCTTGAACAGCGATACTTTGAAAAGTGGATTAATCAACCGGATTTAACAAAAGAAGAACGGGAAGAAATATGGCGAATGGTAAAGGCAATGCAGCACCTCAAGGGGCTGATGAAAGAATACATAGCGAAGGGCCAGCAAGCATATCAAACATTAGCTTTGCTGAACTCGCAGATTGGGTAAAAGATGCCGAAGAGATTAACCCAAATATCAGGATAGTCGAGGTTTCAAGCTCGGATGCCGATACGCCAGAGTCTTTAGTCTTGCGGTTTTCTCATCCTGTTGTCGTGTCGGGGGTTGATGGTTACACGCTCAACACTGGCGCGTTTGTAGCGTTTGAAAAAGGTGATATATGAAAGGCAAAGGTAAAGGCGGCGGCGGCAAAAAATGCTAGCCCGTTAAACGATTTTTTAACTCTAATGTCGAGATGACATAAGGCAGAAAACAATGGAATCAGAAGCTACCCAACCGGGCGCGGAGATTGAGCAAACGGAATCCGGCTCGACCGGAAACGATGACGCGGCGTTATTGTCCGCGTATTTGGCTGAACAAGAGCAAGGCCAGCAAGGTGAAGTAGACGACAACCCCGAACCTGCTCGGCAAGTTGAAGATGAAACACAAGCGGCTATTGATACATTTTTAGTCAAGATTGACGGTGAAGAAAAGCAAGTTACACGCGACGAGTTAATCGCTCACTACCAAAAAGGCGAAGCATCCAATAAGCGTTTTGAGGAAGCGGCGGCTATACGGCGTGAGGTTGAGCAACGAGCCGCAGTGGTAGCGCAAGAACAAGCGCAACTCAATGAAGCTTTGACACACTATCAGCAACAATTGCAGGGATTGATGCAACAAAATCAACCCGATTGGCAACGGTTGCTAAACGAAAACCCGCATGAGTATTTGCGGCAAAAAGAACTGTACGAAGCAAGACAAGCGCAATTGCAGCAAGCACAGGCGGCGCAAGCCTACCTGCAACAGCAGCAAGAGGCCGCATTGTCAGAGCAGATGCAGGCTTATTTGCAACAAGAAAGTGCAAGACTATTACAGATATTGCCGGAATGGAAAGACCAGGGGAAATTTCAGGCTGAAAGCAAAGCGATTGTTGATTACATGATTAATAGCGGCTATTCAGAACAGGAAGTCCAAAACCTGAATCAATCCAGAGCTGAAAATATTGTGTTGGTAAGAAAAGCGATGCTTTACGACCAATTGATAAAAAAAGCATCCGGTGCAACAAAGAAAGTCAGCAGTTTACCGCCAAGAGTAGAAAGGCCGGGTGTTGTCAGCAATGACTCGCAAGGCGGTCTACTCGACGCTAAAAACAGGCTAGCAAAAACAGGCTCGATTGATGACGCGACTCACGCATTTAGCGCATTATTCGGGTAATTAATGACATATAGACCTAAGCAGGTGACAACATGGCCGCTATAGCCAATACATACCAAACATTCCAAGCAAAGGGTATCCGCGAAGATTTGTCGGATATTATTTACAAAATTACCCCGACGAAAACCCCGTTTTTGTCGGCCATTCCAAAAGTGAAAGCGTCAAACACGTTTCACGAATGGCAAACTCAAGATTTGGCGGCTGTTACGGCTAACGCTCAAATCGAGGGTGACGACGTTTCAACCTATACAGCAGCGACACCTACCGTAAGGCTTGGTAACTACACCCAAATTTCAACCAAAAATGTGATCATTTCCGGCACAAACCAAGCTGTAAAGGCGGCTGGCAGAAACAACGAAATGAGTTATCAAATGTCGTTGAAATCAGCCGAAATCAAGCGCGATATGGAAGGGGCTCTATGTTCTGCGGCTAACGGTGTGGCCGGTGCTGTGTCGAATGCCACCACAACCGCAACCCATGCCGGGTCATCTTCTGCCGCGCGTTATTTGCGTGGTTTGGAAGGTTGGATTGCAACAAACGTCGATCTTGGCGCTTCCGGTGTTGCTCCTGTTTATACCATGGGTTCATGGGCAGCACCGACAGACGGCACTCAACGCGCATTTACAGAAGCGCAGTTGAAAAACGTATTGCAAAAAGCTTATACAGAAGGCGGAGAACCTGATTTAATCATGGTTGGCCCTGGGCAAAAGCAAACCTTTTCAACCTTCACAGGTGGCAATACCAAGTTTGACAAATCCGAAGATAAAAGCATCACCGCTTCTGTTGACGTGTATGTGTCCGATTTCGGTACGCTGAAAGTAGTACCAAACCGCTTTCAACGCTCACGCACTGCATTTGTGCTAGAGACTGAAAAATGGGCATTGGCGACTTTGCGGCCATTCGATACTGTTGACCTTGGTAAAACAGGTGACGCAGATAAAAAAATGATCGTGGTTGAATACACTCTGGAAGCACGTCAAGAGAAATCAAGCGGCGCGGTTAAAGACTTGTCTTAATCCTGGGTGGGGCGTGTAACAGCGCCCCTTTCTTTACACGTCGAGAGGACGTTATGGACGAAGCAATACAAATTCAGGCGGCTGGGGTATCGATTACAACCAGCGGCACATCAGCCAGTCAGGCCATACCCAATGACTCAAGCGGTAGAAAAGCGCGTTATGTGCGCGTGGCTTGTACAGCATTGGCGTTTATCAAGTTCGGTGCTTCCGGTGTAGCGGCAACATCAAGCAATATTCTAATCATGCCAGGTGAAGCTGAAATATTCATCGTGAGCGGCAATACCCATATTGCAGCCATACAACAAGCGGCAGCAGGCGTAGTCAATGTTACGCCAATAGAGGCTTAATTATGGACATGCAAACACAGCACTACATACAGGATGATTTGTTAGTCGTCCAATCTATGCAAGATTGCCAGCCTATTTTAGACAGTTGCAAAGCACGAGCTGATGCAGGGGCCACAGGTAGCAAAGACGTTAAACACGCAGCGAGCTTTCCCATGGCTGTTATTGAGTCGTATTGCAACCGGCTAAACATCACTTTTCAAGAGTGGCTGCAAAACGACAAACACATAAAATCCATGCTCAACGATAAAGACTTGAGCGGGTTTAGAATCTGGCAGGGGGCGGTATGAGTTACGGTGTAGGTAGTTATGAATCTGTTGCTGATTTGCCGTTGGCTTCTAAAGTTGGAATTGCAGTAGCTCAGGTTGGCATAAATCTGTACACAAGTAATGGGATTAGTTGGAATGTGGGAGCGTTATCAAACATGGTTTATGGTGCCAATGGTTTGCTCAGTTGGACAGAGGATAATATAGACTACACAGCGACCTATAGCGGCGGCAATATTGCAACAGTAACCGGCGGCGGTGTTGTTAAAACATTTACCTATAGCGGCGGTAAATTATCTGGCGTGACTGTGGGAGCTGCATAATGGCGACTAGATATGTAGACTGCACAGTTTCAGCAGGTGTGGGCACAAACACAGGCACAGGCACAGAATTAGACCCATGGACTAACGTAGCATCCGCTTACACAGCCGCGACGGCTGGCGATACGATTTTGTTAAAAACAACAAAATCAGCTCCGTTTATGGTTACTGCAAATATTTCGGACACGAAAGGCGTGATTTTTGAACCGTGGGGGTCGGATAAGATTTACATCGACGGCACAAATATGTCTGGGTCGTATGTGTTTCGGTTAGAACATGCCAATTCAGCGGCTAGAAAATGCGATATTAGCAAAACCAAGGTTTCAACCTATGCATTTCGGATTAATGCGAATATTGCAGACGGCGCAATGGCTGACAACTATGTGCACGATTGCGCGGGTGATGCATTACTGACAGCGGCGGGTATTACATCGACAGTTATTCTGCGGCGAAATCATTTCACACGCTGCAACATTGGACACAGGATTGATGCCCTTGGCGTTGGCGGACAGGTGCATATTTATGATACGCGTGACGAAAATCATGCGTTGTATAGTCGCTCTGACGGTGCAAATACAGTTGTCAAAACATTCAGGTTGTTGTCTGGCGGACACACGAACGTCAATTGGCTGACACAAAACGGCGCGTCAACAGAACACAACAATCCGATTTTAATAGGTGGCGGCAAATTAGTAGCTCGCGACGTACAACAAAACACAGGTACAGGTGTAGCGGCTATTAAAGGTGGCGTTGTCACGTATCCCGTGCTGGATTCGACACCGTTTAATCTTGGCTTTTCCAATTCTGGCGGCGGCTCAAACACGTTAGATGCGTTAGTTAAAGGGCCAGCGGGTGAATCAGCAAAAATATTTAACAAGCCACGTCGCGGCGGCATGGTTTGTTTTATCCGTGATGATGTTGAGGCGTATGTGACCGGCGGGGTTTTTGCAGGTGAATTAAACTCTTGGCTTGATGCTCTTGAGGCTCGCAGTCTGCGCGGAACATACGCAAATACAACCCGCGAAGGCGATAACCCCAACGCTATATCGCCTGCGCAATGGCTTGAAATTAAATCCGTCATCGATAGGGGGCACGACCTTGCAACGCACGGGCGGACTGGCTGCCACATGCGGCACGGCGGCGGCAATGGATTAGCCGCGCAATACACAGGCGCAGCAACAACAGTGAGATTCGTTATAGCGGCGAATCGTTTGCAAACATTTCACAACGGTAGCGCAACGCCAACACTGAATTATGATCTGATGCAATCCGGCATGACCATTTCCGGCATTGTCGGGCTTTTAAACGCCAACAGTTATACGGCAACCATTGCAACGCTAGATACGTCACCAGCTGATGCTGTTCCCGCTAGATGTTTAGCAGATGTTGATATAGCTAACATCAAAACAGCGTCTAATAATCTGATTATTGATGCCGATCGGCTGGTCGATTGGGAAGTGACTGGTGCTGCTGATGATATTTTTAATAATACTGGCTACAGACCGAAAACCCATGTTTGGAGTGCTGGTAGTGCGAATTCAACAATTGCTGCAAAAGTTCTCAGTCGTGCCGGGTTTTATGGCGCGCGACTTGGATCAACTGTTGTGGCAAACATTACTGACGTAATTTATAAATTCCCGCTTGAAGAATCAGGATACAGTTCTGCGGAAATGTTTGGATTGCATACCAACTTTTTAAATCAATCAACTGACGCTATTTTGACTCGATCAGTGCAAGCACTGTGTCATTGGGCAATGTGGCATGGTGTTCCACTTGTCATATACGCCCACGAATACGCCGAGTTTTCACTGGCTAAGTGGGGCGTTTTATTTGATGCGGTCAAATCAACGGGCATTGCAATTGGCACATATACAGAGGTTGCAAAATGGGCCAAAGATACGGCAGCAACCAGGCCAACGCTTGAGCAGCAATATATCAATGATGATGCCTGGGATCCTGCTCTGAATAAAAATTCTGTTTATTTTGATTGGGCCTATGGTGCTGGTGGTGCCGGTGGTAGTGGCTTGAAATATCAAGTCACACCTAACTTATCAATACCGCTATGAAAATCCACTGGAATCAACCAAGCACCCTACGGGGTGCAATCTGGCTAGTTGTTGGTATTGCGGGATTAATACAATCCTGGGGCAATATCTCAATGCAGGATTTAATGTATCTTGGCGCTACTGTTGCAGGTGGTATGGGTGTGATGTCTGATGATGCTAAAAACTAGCTTACTGCTACTGCTTGCCGCATGTAGCCACATAGCCTACGAAGCTCACCCTGCAAAAGGAGAGAAATAGTGCCAACACAAGAGCAATGTACACAGCTTAGCGTCAAGCAAGCGCAGCACGAAGCAAGGATTGAGGCTATCTCAGAAAGGCTTGATGAGTTACTTGAAGAGGTAAAAGGGCTTAGAAAATGGCTTTCCACTTATGGAACGGTGGTCTTAATTATTGCCATTCTCGGCGAACGAGCCGTTCCTATTGTGACTAAAATATTTGGTGCTAGTTAATGATTACTGACTTCTCAAGCCTGCAAACTGCGATTGCTGCATGGACTCATAGAACCGATTTAACTAGCGTTATACCTGATTTTATCGGCATGGCCGAAAAACGTATGCAGGTTGATCTGAAAGTTTCGGAACTTGAAAAAACAGGCACTATTACAACAACAAGCGGCAACAACACGGTTACGCTTCCCACTGATTTCAGCACATTAATAGCAGCATCGTTAGATTCTGGCGGGCAAACAATCACGCTTGATTCTATGCCTTTGCATATTTTGCTTAATCAATACGGCAATTCTTCGACGGGTACGCCTCATAGTTACGCGTTACTGAATAACAGCTTGGTTTTAGGGCCAACGCCAGCAGGCGCGCTAACAATTACTGTTAGATATGCCTCGAACATACCGGCGCTTAGCGTATCAAATACAACCAATGACGTGCTAACAAAATACCCTGATTTGTACCTAAATTGCTGTATGGTTTTTGCTGCGCTATTTTTGCAAGATGATGGGCTGTTACAACGCTATGAAGCTGCTTATCAACAAGCCATTAATGCTATCAATAATGCTGAATGGAGCAGGCATTCACCGATGACGATAAAGGCGGCGTAATGTTGAAATTTTTACCTGATTCTACACCTGATACGCCAAGCGCTTTGCTGTATGTCAATAACATGATACCTACCCACAGAGGCGGCTATAAAACAGCGCTTGGCGCTCAAGCAGTTGGCAGTTATCCGGCATTAAGTGCAGCGGCATTAGGCTCGATCAGTATAGAAAAGCTGGACGGTTCAAGGCGTTTATTTGTCGGCACTGATACAAAACTGTACGAGGGCGCAAGCAATACATGGACAGATAGAAGCAAGGCGGGGAACTATACAGCGGGCGTTAAAAAATGGCGTTTTAGCCAGTTTGGCAATGTTACGCTGGCGGCCAATGGCATTGATAAAATTCAGGTCAGCACGACCGGCGCATTTTCAGATATTACCAATGCACCTGTAGCCAAGATTGTTGAAAATGCATCGCCTTTGTTCGTAATGGCGCTTGATACGGCTGCGTATGGGGCTAATAGCTGGTATTGCTCAGGCATTGCCGATTATACCGACTGGACTCCAAGCGCGGCGACTTCATGCGCCTATGGTACGCTGTTGGACACTCCAGGGGCCATCACTGGCGGAAAACAGTTAGGCGAAAATTTTGTTATCTATAAACGCAATGCTATCTATTTAGGGTCATACGTTGCCCCTGATCCGGTAATTTGGGCATTTTCTCTATTACCTGGCCCGGTTGGGTGCGTTTCACATGAGGCTATTGTTAATGCTGGTGATTATCACCTGTTCATAGGCGATGGGGATTTTTACCTATTCGACGGCACAAGACCACGGCCTATAGGCGATGGTATAAAAAAATGGTTCTTTGCTAATGCACTAGCAAGCCGGTTAAAGGATATTCAAAGTTTCCATGATCCATTAGAGGGGGTGGCGTATTGGTTCTATGTGTCCAATGTGGGCACAGTTATAGATTCATGGGTGGCTTACAACTATAAAACGAGTTCCTGGGGGGCTGGATCGTTGTCCGGTGTAGAGTCAGTGGTTAATTACTTGACCTCTGTTTTTACATCGGACGACATGGACGCGACGATTAAGCCGTCTTACGGGTACACTCCGACAATAGGCGGTGGTACTCCTATTTATTCTGAGGCCATGCGAAGATTGTCTTATTTTGATTCAAGTCACGCATTCAAGGAATTATCCGATGCTGATACGGCCGGCGGCGAACTGATGACGGCAGACTTAGGCGACGATTCGCAGCGCTTCAGTTTGCTGAAGCGAGTAACGCCTATTTATCATGATGCTCCTACCACAGCCACGTTAAGCGCTTATTCGAGGCCAACATTAGCGCCAATGCCAACCCCAGCAAGCCCCACAGCGACAGCGACACAAAACGCACAAGGTCGATTTGACTTTATGACGGCTGGCCGGGTGCATCGGGTTAAATTGTCACTCACAGGTTATGCTGAAATAGCTAAGTTAAACCCAGTCATAACCCCGCAAGGACTTGAATAATGGGCCAATACAGCATTCCTCCACTACCAACGCCAAACGCACCCGATTTCGGGAACAAGCTGCGACAGGCATTAAATCAGATATTCAGGACGATTAATCAATCTATCAACACCAGCCATACACAATTACAAACCAACATCGATAACTTGGGGGCGATTGTTGGCGGCACTGGTGCGGTTTCTACCTATTTTCAGACCACAGAACCAACTACTGCGGCTTCAGGCGATCTATGGTTCGATACGGACGACAATAAAAAGATTTATCGTTATAGCGGCACAGCGTGGGAACTGGCAAGGGATGAAGGAATTGTTGCTGCAATATCGGCGGCAAACAATGCAGCCAACGACGCAGCGGCGGCAATTGCTATAGCAGATGGCAAGATTACATCTTACTATCAAACGGCTGCACCAACCGGGTTGACTGCGGCTGATGCAGGCGATTTATGGTTCGATACGGACGACGGTAACAAACTTTACAGATGGAGTGGCGCGGCATGGAATGCGGTACAAGATGCTGCCATCAGTACGGCTATCACAGCGGCAAACACGGCGCAAACCACAGCAGACGGGAAGATTTACTCGTATTACCAAACCACAGAACCGACAGGGCTTGTGGCTGGTGATGTTGGCGATCTTTGGTTTGATACAGACGACGGCAATAAACTGTATCGCTGGACGGGGTCGGCATGGGCAGCGGTACAAGATGCCGGGATAGCGACGGCATACAGTGCAGCCAACACCGCACAAACCACAGCAAACACCAAAATATTAACATTTTTCGATACCGTAACCCCTACAGCAACGGCTATAGGTGATCTTTGGTACAACTCTTCAACCAAGCTTTTTAAGCGGTGGGATGGTGCAAGCTGGGTCAATGTCTCTAACCTGATTAACGGAACATCGGAAATAGCGGACGATGCAGGGCTGGGAACTACGGCAACATGGGGCGGCGTATCTGGATCGGGTAAACCAGCGGATTACGCCACAGTGGGCGCAGCGATTGACACTAATTTAGTCGGTCAATTTAATAGCTCAAATATTAATACATACTTTGTCAACAACTCTATTCCCAGTGCAAAAATATTAGAGATAACAGCAGACAAAATAAAAACCGGCACACTGGGGGCTTCTGAGGTCTTAACGGTGGGCACAGCAGTAAGAAGCGGCACATCAATGACTGGCGCGGGGGCGGTTTTTGACGGAAACGGCGGCAAGTTCTCGATAGGCAATGCAGCAACTAATATAACTTTTGACGGTATAAACCCGATTTATGTGAATGGCGATATTATTTCAACAAGCAACTTAAAGGCAAATGCTACATTTGAAAAATGGCGCGACAGTTATTCTGTCAACTCTAATATCACAACAACATTTGACGCACTGATAACAACAAAATCACTAACAACAGCCAATATAAAAACTGGCACGCTGCAATGCGATATTTATTTGTATATTGACGAGTTAGCAGTAAACGGAAGCACGAACTTGATTCAGCTTTATGCTAATTTAAAGAGGAATGGCGCTTTTGTTAAATCAACAATGAGCGGAACAGTTTTTTTGCCGTCTTATACAACTAGCAGAGGTACATACTTATCTGTTTTGCATTTGGTGGAATATATTGATGTTACGACAGGCGACGCGGTTTCTATAGAAATAAAGGGGCAATGCGATCAAAACAATAAAGTATCTGTTGGCACTATGTATGCATTTTGCACATTGCAAAAAAAATAACCCAAAAATGCTACAATATAACGTATCAAAAACAAGGTATTGGATATTTGTTGATGAGTAAAAAGCTTACTCGAAAGCAGCAAAAAGCAGCTCGGCAACTAGCTATTCAAAAATATCGAGTGCAGAAAATCGAGGATTTTTTAATTGATAATGTCGATCCTGTTGAATGTCCGGTAGTCCATCACTTTACAGACAACGAACAGCCTGAAATGAATGTATGTTGTCGTGAGTTCATGGTTCCTAAGGGCACGATATTAACCGGCACGATTTATAAACTTGAGTGCTTTTGGGTGATGGTTAAAGGACGCATGAGATTGATTGAAGGCGATCATACGCGAGAAATTGAAGCGCCTGTTTTGCTGAAAAACGTAGTGAATACCAAAAACTCAGGGTATGCATACGAAGATTGTTTATTCTACGGATTTACACCGAATCCCACTAATTCAAGGGATTTGCATGAAGTCATCAATACCTTTTCAGCGATTGATGCAAACGAAATACAAGGGATGCCAGGTAACAAGCAGCAAGCAAACTATGAAAGGAGATTGTTAAATGAGGCTCATTAAAACGAATTTTAGGTTTTTTTGTTGGCTGTTAAGCGGCCTACCAATGCATTTTGCCGGTGTTTCAGCGGGGACAGCGGCGGCAGTGGCGGCGGCGGCGGCGGGAGTTGCTGGGGCAGTTACAAAGAACAAAGGCGCAAAGCAAATGGGGGCTGGTGGTAGCGAATCGACAACACAAACCAGCGTAAAAACCCTGCCAAAGTGGCTTCTGAATGATGCCAAGGCTTACCTTGAACGACAATACAATCTAAGCAACAAGGATTATGAATCCTATCCAGGCTTCTATCAGCAACTCGCAAAAGAAGGGCAGGCAGCACAGGCCGCACAAAATGATTTTTTTGGCAGCACGGCTTTTAGACCGGCACAGCAAGCAGAGCCGCAGCAATTCAGGAATATAAATGATCGTGCGTATAACCCGTTGACTGCAAAACCTGGGGAGGCTTTGCCGGTAGCGCTTCAAAATGACGCTTATAATCGGTTGATGAGGCAGCAAAGGGATAATCCAAACTTCACGCCTCAAGTGGTCGATCAGCGGCAATATGACGCAATGAAAAAGCAGTACGGAAAGCTTTTCACAGGCATGAAAGATAACTTTTTTGTGACTGATCCAAGCCAGTATGCACAAATGCTAAACGTACAGCGACCACAGCAACAAGGATTGTTTGAGCAGTACGGCGGCAATTTAAACGGTATCGGGTTTTTAGGTCGATAATTACACGCTTTAACCGCGTCGTGATGACGCTATAGGAGTGCCACACATGGCCGCTAATACAGCCAAGAAACAGGCAAAACAAGACCCCAGCGCCTACTACCAACAGGCTATTGCAGATGGCTTGTTGGATAATCAAGAAATTGCATTCTTGAAGCAGACAAAAGCCGGTAAAGGGTTAATCAATGCCGAAAAAAGCCGGTTAAATGATGAATTGTCTAAAGGCAATTATGGCGCTTTGAATCCCTACATCACGGCAGGCAAAACCGGATCGAATATGTTTAAGGGTGTGGATAAGCTGAATAGCGCCAATCTGCAAACCATTTTGCAAAGTGTCAACAAGGCCAACTCAGGCAAAATTAACCCCGATTTAAGCCAGCTAGACCCGGCAACCCAAGGATTTTACGCCAACATGGCTAAAAGCCTTGGCTATGACAATCTGTTGAATGATCAATGGAAAGCTGAGCTTGGCGGAAAGAATATGTACCTGGGGGCTGATGGTAAGCTGCAAATGACTACAGCAGGCCAGAACGCTTATAAAACCGGCATTAATAGCGCTGGCAATCTAACCGACTATCAAAAGCAGTTTGTGTACGATAACTATGCAAACCAGTTTTATAACGCTGATGGCTCATTAAATGAAACCGGGCAAGGCAAGTTTAACGACTTCTGGCAAACTTCCGGCACAGCCGATAGAACGGCGGCACTGGATAAATTTAACCAGCAATACAACCCGATTTACAAGCCCACAACGCAAACGGGAACAACGCCTACACAAGGCGGCGGCTCACCGACAGTAGCGCCTACAAATCAAAATCAGCTTAACGAGTGGTCATCTAATAACCTGATGGGCACTACTCAAGCCCCGTTGTCACAGCAAAACATCGATGCTTTGAAATCCATGGAAAGCACAGCCAGGGAAAATATAGCAGGCGGTGACAAATACGGGGCTATCCGTAATCAGCTTATGGGCATGGTTAGCAATACCGAGAAAAACCCATTTATCGGCACAGCTAACCCTTATTTGCAGGCCGTCATTGACGCAGCAAACGAGGACATTACCAAGAACTACAATAACAATGTGATGGCTTCCACCAATGCCACAATGGCAAGAAATAACGCCTTTGGCGGCTCAGCATGGCAGCAAGCACAGGATGATAACGCGCATAGACTAGCCAAGGACTTAAGCACCAATACTGCTACTATGAGAATGCAGGACTACAACCAACAGGCGGGGTTGTGGCAGCAAGACCAAAACAGACGCTTAAATGCAGCCGGTTTATATGGCAACTATGCCAACGATTCACGCTATAACGACGCTAATATGCTGATGGGTGTAGGTGATCAATACCGCAACTATTCACAAGGTCTCATCAATGAGAACCTGAAAAACTGGCAAGATCAGCAGAACTGGGCGCAACAACAAAATGACCGATACGGCAACGCTATTAACATGCTAGCGCAATCCAACAACTCGACCACCACAACGGGCAGCGGCCAGAGTCAACAGACATTACCTGGGGCTGGTTGGGGCGGTGTGGCTGGGCAGGCTTTAGGTGCTGGATTGTCGGCTTACTCTATGTTTGGCGGTGGCGGTTTTGGTGGCGGTGGCAATACAGGGAGTATTAACCAAGGCAACGCCAGCTTAAACAACATG